AGGTCTTTCAGGCAAAGCATTGATTGGTTGCTCTTCCTGAACCACCGGTGGCTCTATGATTTCGGGAACTTTCTGATCCTGCTCTTGCTCTTGCTCAATGCTTGGCTGATCGTACTTAATGCCTGAATTTATTTCTTTTTCTCTCAGAATTTTTTCTGCCATTTCACCGTCGACGTCTTTTATAAGTTCGTCGGGTCTAAGTCCAAATCTTGATGCCATGTTGTTTATATAACCCCCTTAATAAAAAAACGGATTCCAATTTTTTATGGAATCCGTTAGTAAAAGTTTCTTATTTTGGATTATAAGAACTGGTCGTCCCAATAATCCGCTTTCCATTCGATCGTCACAGTATAGATAGCGTTACCTTGATCGTAGGATAAAGGCATCTCATTTATACTCGATGCGATAAAGCAAGATGGAATTCTTATTCTTCTAAAAACATCACCTCTTTTATTGAAGACAGAGATAAGCATGGATCCAACGTAATCGGTTTTTAATCCCATCGCTCCAGTTAATGGATTATAGATTAAATCCGCCCACTGTCTCAATATCTTGTAAACTGTCATCGAATTTGTGTCATCCAAGTTAACCTCAAATGCAGTGGAAAAGCTCAGATCTGAAGTAGATGGTTCACCACCAGCATATCTCCTGGAAGCAAATTTATACTTCTGTTCAACTGGTGTTGCCGGAGCTATATCAACAGCTAGTCCTTCAACGCTTTTAATCTGCTGGGTCAAAATAGACTCACCCTTATAGGTGATTCCAGCCGCAGAAATACCTGCGGGAGGTGTTATAAGAACCTCAAACTGATTCAAATAAACCGGTTCGTAGTTGAAAAGCCCGGCTTTTGAATTTGTGAAATGTGGTAATCCTGCCATTATTTATGTTATTTCAATTTTTATAGGAATAAATCCTCCCAATAATCTACTGCCCATCCAAACTGAGTAATCTCGAAAACTGCTTCACCCTCGTCATAGTTAAGGTTCATTGCAGAAATCGCTTTGGTTGGGAAGCAATCGATACATCTCACTCTTCTGTAAACGTCTCCTTGCTTATTGAACATGCTGATTGTCATAGAACCAACATAATCTCTTTTCAAACCCTGCGCTCCTGTTAATGGATTGTAGATCAAATCACTCCATTGACGAAGGGTTTTAAACACGTACATTGAGTTAGTCTCGTTCAAGTTAACTGTAAAGCTCATCAGAACATCCATGTATGTGTTGGTTGGTTTGCCCCCTGCATAGTTTCTTTTTGCGAACTTATACTTCTGTGAGATAGGCTCTGGAGTTTTATCTAGTGTTAATCCGCTCAGCGACTTAACGTGTTGCAACAATAATTCTCCTCCTCCAACCGCAGCGGGTGGAACGATCAGAACCTCAAACTGGTTGAGATATACTGGTTCGTAGAGATTTATCGCCGAAGACGAATTTGAATAATGTGGTAAACCTGCCATTTATGCGAGTATATTTTTTCTATATATCCAGAAGGGAAGTGAAGTAAATTCCAAAAAGAAAGCCCGACTAGCGGGCTTTCTATTTTTATTGTTACTTTTTGTTAGCTGAATGTTACGAATCCGCCTGCTGCGATTCCGCCTGTTCTGGTTACTGTGATTCTATTGATCAACTTTTGTAAACCTCTAGCTGGCTCGATTCTGATATCGATAATACCCATATTCATATCGATTACGTCAGGTGTATTATTAGAAGCATCCATGATTGTCTGGTAAGTGTAAATACCACCAGCAGCTCTTACGCCATCAAGATAGTTATCAACCAAAGTCTTGATTTCCAATCTCACTGAATCTTCATTGAAATCGAAGAGGTAGTTTGAAAGGATTGCGATAGTATCGGTTTCAATAGAAATCAAGAGATCTCTAACGTGAACAAGTCCGAATGCCGAGCTAACTTGCTGGTAAGCAGTGTTGTTACCGAAGATAATTGTTCCGATTCCTCTTCTTCTGATGATAGGATTCATTCCGAATGGTTCGAGATTAGCTCTATCTGCATCGGTTAAATCATATTCAACTCCTACGATATTACCACCTGTGATAACACCACGTTTTTGTCCTGCTACGATCGAATACGGTTGACCTGTGCTGAATTTCAAAACAAAATTGTTTGAAACGTAAGCTGCGGGAGGAACGTTGATATTTCTGTTATTCTCTCTGACAGTAATGTAAGGAGTATAGAATGCAGCAAATTTGGCTCCCTGTGCTTCAGAAGGTAAACTGAAAGTATAAGAAGGATTAAGTGCTAAATTACCGCCATCTACGATGTACCTTGTTTCTAAAGAAGGATAAGGATCGATAGCTGTAGGTGCGTTGGTGAATCTAGGATCTGTAGAATCTCTAAACTGCTCCATTGAAGGTGCGTTGATGATTGCCAAAGCTTGCATTCTATTCATTGCCAATTTACTCAATTGGTATTTAGAGTTTGGCAAGATCTGACCGCTGAAAGTATCAACAATGTAGCGGTAAGCAATAACGTCTGGCGAAGCCAACGCAGATGCAATATTAGTTTCGTACATAACATCCAAGATCTCACTGACACGAGCATCAGTTCCATTAGGACGGTTGTAATCAGTCATGGTGAAACCTTCAAGGAAAGTGAAATCGAAAGATCTTGTAAACTGAGCGATCGATTTAAATTTCTGAACTCTCAAACCTGTAGTTCCGTTGTCGGTGTAAGAATAGTAGAGGATAGGTCTAGCAGTTGTTACCCTAACCACTCCAGATGTTGTGGTTTGAGAAACGCTAGTAACCTTAGTCAATCTATTTTGTCTGTTCGTATTGCCGATAGCGCAAATATCTAAGTCGGTAGAAACCAAAAGATCCCCTACAGACACAGGCGATTCGGGAACCGAAGAGCAAGTGAATGTTACAGAATCGACTCTTGAAATCACGTTAATGAATGAGTTGATTGATCCTACATCAGAGATGAAGTCAATTTTACCTGCAGAAACTGCCGTGCCCACGTTAGTTGTAGCATAAGTGGTTCCGAAAGCAGCAATATCTGTTTGTGTGCTGTCATCTAAGCTAACGTTCGAATAAGCTCTGCTCAATGTGTAAGGATATTGATCACGATCAACATCAAAAGCATTTGAGATGTATCTTAAGCTGGATCCGGTTGAATTCAACCAATATGTGTCTCCGTCCTGGAGATTTTTCACATTGATGTCATTGTAAAGAGTGCTATAAGAACCAGCCAAAAGTGTTTCCGCTGTACCGCCAGGAATTGATGGTCCAGTAGCTCCATCTGGAGAAGCAACTACATCACGATAGGTTACGTCCCAATATCCAAATTGGTAAGCGCTAGCAAAAAGAGTTACCGATGTTGTAGCATCGCCAGTTTCATAAGCATATCCAGTTAATTGGTATACCGGGGTAACTCTAATTCCCTGTGAGTAGTATGAAGCATTATCCAGAGGATGGTCGTAAGAAATTCTCAATTGACCAGATACCTCATTTACACTGCGAACTCTCAATTTAACAAGATCGTTCTCGTTATACTGGCTAATTACCGGTCCGGTTAATCCAGAAACTCCAGTTACCTTACCAACGAGGTAAGAGTTAGTAACTGGTGTGATCGATAAGAAGCTTTGGAGATTAACGCGGACACCAGTAGGACCGGTGGCGTTTGTCTGAACGTAGTGCAAGCCTCCATCAGTTAAATCGAAAGAGAATGGATTAAAGTAAGAAGCTGTAATACCAGCACTTCCTGCTGTTGCGCCATTTCCGCGGAAAAGAGTACCTGATGGCATTCCGTTTCCTGAGGTAGCACCACCGGTGATACCGAAGACGTTCTGGCTATAAAGCAAGTCAGCAAGCAATGGCTGATTGTAGCTTAAGAAGTTAAGATTTGGTGAAGATAAATCACGATCTGAGGTTAATTCGTCGATCAAGTGGTTACCAACCAAATCAATGCGAGATGGGTTAGTGCAAATATCATCGAGTGCTTCTTCATTGATTGCACAGAATAAACCTGTAGATGCAGTGTTGTTATTAACTAGTGTCTGAATGTATTGGTTTGTACCATTCAAATCTACAAAATCGGGAATGATACATCCGGTTACACTCGTCACGATATTTACATCCGGATTATTCAAGAAAGCATCGATGCGTGACTTGATAAATCCATTAGGAGTAAAGTAAGTTGCCCATTTAGGATCAAGGCTCAAAGCAACATAGTCTGTCCAATCACCACTAACTGCAATTATATCGATGAAATAATCTTCCATATAATCGTAAGGGTTCATGAAACTTGGTACGTTGTTCGCACCATACCAATCAACTGCAAAGATATTAAATCCAAGCAAAGGAGCGGTAGAATCTGTTGATTTGCGGATGATGATAGACACCGGCTTTTGACCCAAGTTTACAACGTTCAAGATTTTACTTTGATCGGTGATAGAACGTGTTGCCAAGAAATAAGCTGGGTCTGCGAACCATAATCTCTCTTTGTTGTAATAAGAGCTGTAAAGTCTCTCAGTTAAAACTCCATTAGCTTCTTCTGTATCGACAGAGAAACTGCGATATGGTACTATATCCGGATTAGCTGAATTAAGATCATTATTTAATCTCAACAGGTTCAAAGCAAAGACTGGTCCTTGCTGAAGACATGTGTAGATTGATCTTTGGAAATAAGAACCCTTATTTTCCAAACTCCTATCGATATCACCAAATACTGCTAATGCCGTTTTCACATCCGGCAGATACACAGCGGTATTGAAGGGACCGATATTTGAAAACCCTACAACCAGACGGATCGTTTGCGACGTGAGTATAATGCTTTCTGATGCGTCGAACTCGAGTGTGTATACACCAGAGGCTTTAAATTGTGAAAGATCGATTTTGACTTTTTGTGCCATTCGTGACTAATTTTTTTCCATTTATATATCTTAGGAATTGACCCTTTTTTGTGGCCAGCTCAGATTGTTTCTATATATCGTTAAAATACCCAAATTGATTTGACCTACATCAAATCATTAAAATTTTTGAAAGCACCACCCTGCTTGGTGTTATAGGTGGGTCTTCCCCATGGATCGGGTGATTGGGATTCGCCTGATTCTAATTTAGATTCAATAAGATCTTTGTAAGATAAATTTTCTAGCTCGTCATATACCTCTCCCGCTAGCTGCGAAAACTCATCAGATTCAAACAAAGCCCCAAGGTTTACAACTGTCATGGCTACGTCATCATGAGAGCCCATACCAGAATACGATCCCCGGTTATTCATTCCAAAAGATAATAATTCGGGAATTGTATTTTTA